CAGCTAACCGCGCCGGCGGAAAATTCACCGAATATCAGCCTGCCGGATCCTAACAAAATTAAGCTTGCCGGATTCGATAAAAACGCCGCTAATTGATCCCCTCACTTTGTCCCCTTTGCCGGCTTAATCGCCGGCTTTTTTTTGCCTAAAATATCCGGTTAAGCGCCGGGCCTGTATTCGGATAGACTGGCAAAAAAAGTCTAAGCAGCACATGCCCTAAATGACCTTTTTTGTCACTGTTTTACGCGGCGTAGATTGATCAATTTTTAAACTACAAAATAGGGCCATTTTGTGACATTGCCGGACCTAATGCCGGCGCTTTTTGGTTTAACGGCCCTGTACGCGCCATTTATTGATTGTTTTTTAGTCGATCGCTTGTAAGGCATCAGAATCGCCGCTCATGCCACGATAGCGTTACCCTATCCGATTGCACTAGGTAAAATTTTAAATCGCTTACAGATAGCATAGCGGCGCTCTCACATACGCCGGCGCACATTGTCAGGGCCGCTATAGAATACCAGCAGGCCGCGCTCAGTATCCGCCGGAATCACTCACACGATCGCGACAATTACCGCGCCGAGTAATCGAAAGATAATTAAAACGTGATAAATCAATGACTTACGCGGGCCGGTATGGGACAGGGGGGGTGTGTACGTTAGCGTATACAGCTCTGAACACAGATTAGGATTTTTGGACTGTCAAGGGCGTACACAAAAACGGGCCTGCAGGGAAACTTGACGGTCTGTCATATACCTGCTATAACTCTTAGCGTTACTAGTACCCGCAGTTGGTGCTAATACAACCCTAATAGGGATCCTACTCACATGGCTAACAAAGGACATCAAATTGAACTAGAATTAACAGGCACAGACTTCGATCTGAAAGTACCAGTTTACGCTGAAGCGGACGCTGAATTAGACCAAGCAGGCGACATTAACCTAGTCCTGTATATGTACGTCGGAGAGGACGATGAGGCCTGCTCTGAGAACCGTATATCCCTATCTCAAATCTTCAATAGGTGGATTGACCACTATATAACCACTGAGGTTGGCTACAATCACCTGTATGCTCTGTCCGATTGTCTAAGGGACATCTCCAATAATATGCGAGATGCTGCAGATAGCATTAAAGAAATGACTATACCGCTAGATGACGACGGAGAAACAGACTATGACCGCATGGACTGAAGAAGAACTAAGCCAGTACGACCCAAATGACCTATTAGAGTTCTGTATTAAGCAGAAATTGTCTACTTCTCTGGCACATATTAAGTATAAATGCCAAAAAGACGCTACGCCGTTTGATTTAGAGCTAATTGACTTAGAACCTTACCCTATTTTTTGCCCAATCCTAGGAGTTACGCTAGATTGGACTAAATTTGGACAGGGTACGGCCAACTGTAGCCCGTCAATAGACCGTATAAACCCCAAAAAGGGCTACGTTAGGGGTAATTGTAGGATAATTAGTGCAAAAGCCAACCGGCTGAAGAACGACGGGACGCTAGAAGAGCTAAAATCTATACTAAATTACATGGAAACCAACCAAAACGGGTACGATTTATGTCCGCCAAGGCAAGAAAAGTTAGTTTAGGTAATTTTTTTTAATTTATTTACCCTATATAGATTGACTTTTAGTAAAATATATGTTATAATTAGAATATACTTATAGATAATTAAATAAGTAAATTTCCTGTAAGTTTATATAGTAACATAAAATAAAAATAATAAATAGCTTACTATAATAAAATCCTCTAATTATACTATATAGGGTAAATCTATGCCTGCTAAGAAGAAGCTTACCAAGAAAAAGCCTGCGGCTAAGGCGGCGCAGCCGTCGTCAAAAAAACGTCCAATGCCTACTAAGGCTAAACCGGCTGCTAAAGCCAAACCTATGGCTAAGAAGAAAAAGCCAGCAGTTAAGAAGCCTGCTCGTCGTCCTTTCCACGAAGGTGGTATGATTGACATGGAGTTGCAAATGCTTGAGGATATGGCACAGGCTGCTATGTTTGAAGCGCGTAATTCTAACAACCCTGAAACGCTCGCCCGTATATTTGACGATCTTAGTGTGGGTATTGACCAAGTTAGAATGGTTAATGAAAGGGAAATGGAAAGAGGTAGGCAGCCTCGCCCTAACCCTAACGTCCCCCAACCTCAGATAACGCCTGAGCAACAGCAAGCTGCACGAAGAATGAACCAAGCTCAGTTTATGCGTCCTCAGTTTCCTCGACGGGGAACAAATCCACAGCCAATTTTACCTAAAGACCCGCCCTTTAAGAAAGATATGCCGGGATATGATCCAAACGCACCTGCTCCTCCCCAAAAACCTATTGACACTAGCGGGCCTTTGTATGATGCCCCTCGTGATTTTAGTGGGCTTAAGGACAGGATTAATCGTATGGAAAACAACAGAAACCCTCAACGCACGGGTCCTCGGTATGTAGACACTGCAACTGGAGGGTCTCGGCCATCTAACTTTACTCCGGGTCCTCGTAGGCCTCAACGTATAGGCCAACCCGCTATATATCCTGATGGTAGTCGGCCCCCCTCTAGATTTAGACCTACTCCAACACCAATGGGACCTAGGGCTGGTGGCGCTATTAATCCTAATCCTACTCGCGTACCTTTAAACCAACCCCCTATGGATCGCAGGCCTACTCCCATTGAAGGTAACACCGACTATAGTAAAGATCCACGCGCTTTTCGAGGGGGTCCTACAGTCACCCCTCAGCAGGAACAAGCTATGAGAGCGATGAACCAAGCTAGGTTTGCTACACCTCGACCAATGAACAAAGGCGGTATGGTGCTTAGGCCAGAGCAGTATCAGAAAGCTGCAATTAAGGCAAAAGCAATGACTCCTAAAAAGAAGTTTACATAACTATGGCAGAAACTAAACAGTACACTGAGATGCAAGAAGCCTTCTTAGAGGCGCTCTGTGGCGAAGCCAGAGGCTCTATACGGGAAGCTATGAACATTGCGGGGTACTCCCCTAACACAAGGACTAAAGAGGTCGTAGAGCCTCTAAAGGACGAGATAGTAGAACGTGCGTCTACGATGCTCGCCATGAATGCGCCCAGAGCAGCATTCTCATTGACAGGGGTCCTCGTTGACCCTTCACAGGTAGGGGCTAAGAACGCCGTCTCTGCCGCCAAAGAAGTACTGGATCGGGTGGGTCTGGTTAAGAAAGAGAAGATAGAAGTGTCTACCCAACAAGGCGGCCTCTTTGTCTTACCACCCAAAGAAACCAATAATGAGCCAGTGGCCGAATAGACCGAGAAACAAGTCCGCGACAAAACCGCCTTTTGGTTACGCGGCTGACCCAAATAACAAAGAAGAATGGGTCCCTGATGAGGCGCTTCTGACACTGTTGGAGGAAGCGTTTCTTTTTTTAGATGCGGGTAACTCTCTTAGAGAAACAGCCAAGTGGCTAACCGAAGAGGGTGGTAGGAAAATATCTCATCAAGGTCTGTCTGACTTGTGGAAGGTGTCGAGAGAAGGTATAGAGACTCCTAGGGATAGACAACTAGCTAATCGTAAGAAGCCGAAGACTAGGGCAGAAAAGAAACAAGATAGATTAACTAAAGACGTAGCCGCTAAAAAGCGATCTCTTATTGCAGCAGAGAAACGAAGAGATAAAGCTAACGGTGTAATCAAACCTAAGTCAGAGACACCCGAAGGGTTGACCGGCAGTAGCGCTATACCACAGAACCGAGACATTATCTTTGCGCCTAACGAAGGGCCTCAGACAGAGTTCTTAGCGTCTGTAGAGAGAGAAGTACTCTACGGTGGTTCTGCAGGGGGAGGCAAGTCTTACGGACTGTTGGCTGACCCGCTACGTTACTTTGGTAACAAAAACTTTAACGGTCTAATCCTTAGACGTACTAACGACGAACTAAGGGAGTTGATCTGGAAGACTCAGGAGATATACCCAAGGGCGTATCCCGGAGCTAAGTGGCAAGAAAGAAAGTCTCAGTGGATATTTCCTAGTGGGGCTAAGTTATGGTTAACTTACCTTGAACGAGAAGAAGATGTACTTCGTTATCAGGGGCAAGCATTCTCTTACATAGGGTTTGACGAGTTAACACAACACGCCACTCCGTTCGCTTGGAACTACATGAGGTCTCGTCTACGGACGACAGATCCAGAGCTTCCAGTGTACATGAGAGCGACAACCAACCCCGGAGGTCCCGGACACGGTTGGGTTAAAGCGATGTTTATTGACCCTGCACCTGCAGGTAAAGCATTCAACGCAACAGACATAGAAACAGGGGAAGAGTTACTTTATCCTGACAGCCACGAAAAAGCTGGTCAGCCACTGTTTCAAAGACGGTTTATTCCTGCTACACTAAAGGATAATCCGTACTTGTACCAAGAAGGAACTTACGAAGCTAACTTGCTGTCTCTACCAGAAATGCAGAGGCGGCAGTTACTTGAGGGTGATTGGGCTATAGCAGACGGGGCAGCGTTCCCAGAGTTTAGGCCTCACATCCATACTGCAGAACCTTTTGAGATACCCCACGATTGGAGAAAGTTTAGGTCGTGTGATTACGGTTACTCAAGCTATTCGGCAGTGCATTGGTTTGCGATAGATCCTTCTTACGAGACCTTGTACGTTTACAGAGAGTTGTACGTTTCTAAACGCACAGGCAGAGACTTAGCTTCTCTCGTTATGGCAGCAGAGCAAGATGAATCTATACACTATGGTGTTCTTGATTCTAGTTGCTGGCATAATAGGGGGCAGATAGGTCCTTCCATAGCTGAAGAAATGATTGCTATGGGATGTAGGTGGAGGCCATCAGATCGTTCGGCAGGCGCTAGAGTAGCCGGTAGGAATAGATTACACGAGCTTTTAAAAGTAGATGAAGTTACAGAAACGCCAGCAATAGTTTTCTTTAACACTTGCAGGCAGATAATTTCAGATCTACAAGTTATCCCTACTTGCCCTAAAGGCTCGGACGACATTGATGTACGCTTTAAATCGGACCATACTTACGATTCTATTCGTTACGGTATTATGTCAAGGCCACGATCTAGCTCGCCTTGGGACCCAAGAAACACACCACCGAATAGGTGGCAACCCTCAGATAACACGTTTGGATACTAGATGCCTATAATTGAAAAGCCAAGTACTACAAAAGATTTAAACATAGACCCAGAAGCGATTACTGACGAGTTGTTTGCGTTGGATAAAGAGGACGAGTCTACTTACGGTGGCGTAGAGCCTTGGATACGAGAGCAGTATCGTAGAGCTTCTGAGAAAAGAGACAGCGACGAACAGCGTTGGCTAATGGCGTATCGTAACTACAGAGGTGTTTACGGGGATGACGTAAGATTTACCGACTCTGAAAAGTCTCGTGCGTTTATCAAGATAACCAAAACTAAAGTATTAGCGGCATACGCGCAGATTGTTGACGTATTGTTTGCAGGATCTAAGTTTCCTATTGCAATTACGCCTACTAAGAATCCTGTAGGAGATTCTCCAGAGGCTGTTTACTTTGACGAGATGGAGTTAACCGAAGAAAACATTGCGTCTAAAATACCTAACCCTGCTACAGGTAAGCCCGAACAAAGTGGTCCCTCTGGCCCTAGAAACAATGTCACTAGGCCTTCCGCAGACCAAAGTTACGGGCCGTATTCAGAATCTTTAGAAAGAGTAGAGGACGTACTACAAGAAGGCTATGGCAAGTCACCGACTTCTGCTACTTTTGAGCCAATAATTAAAGCTGCTCGTAATATGGAAAAGCGTATTCACGATCAATTAGAAGAAAGTGAAGCGTCTAAGCACTTGCGTAACGTAGCGTTTGAGGCATCTTTGTTTGGCACGGGCATACTAAAAGGTCCGTTTGCTTTTGATAAAGAGTACCCACGATGGAATGAAGACGGAGAGTATACTCCGCTTTTTGAAACTGTGCCTCGCGTAGAGTCTGTTTCTATTTGGGACATATACCCAGACCCAGACGCTCACAATATGTCTGAGGCAGAGTACATAATCCAACGCCATCGTATGTCTCGTTCTCAATTACGCGCACTTAAAAAGCGTCCGTACTTTATTGACGACGCTATAGAATCTAGTATTGAAATGGGTCCTTCGTACAATACAGAGTACTGGGAAGACGTACTAGAAGACAGCGAAGTAAGTGTTAAATCTAACCGCTACGAAGTACTAGAATACTGGGGCGTGTTAGACGCACAGTTAGCTGAAGAAGCCGGCATGGAGCTACCTAACAACTTACAAGATAAAGACCAAGTACACATTAACGCTTGGGTCTGTAACGGTAACATTTTACGATTAGTGCTAAATCCATTTACGCCTTCTCGTATTCCGTACCAAGCTGTGCCTTACGAATTAAACCCTTACTCTTTCTTTGGGGTAGGCGTAGCAGAAAACATGGAAGACACGCAGTTGCTAATGAATGGCTTCATGCGTATGGCTATCGACAACGCCGCCTTGTCTTCTAACCTACTCATAGAAGTAGACGAAACTAACTTGATTCCGGGACAAGATATGTCTATCTATCCGGGAAAAATATTCCGACGACAAGCAGGCGCTCCGGGACAGGCTATCTTTGGTACTAAGTTCCCTAACGTAACCAACGAGTGTTTGCAAATGTTTGACAAGACACGACAGCTTGCAGACGAATCTACAGGTATCCCTTCGTACTCTCATGGTATGACAGGTGTTATGGGTGTAGGTCGTACTGCTTCTGGTATGTCTATGTTGATGGGTGCGGCGGCACAGAATATTAAAGCTGTTGTGCGTAACATAGATGACTATTTGCTAGGGCCACTAGGCAAGGCTTTCTTTGCATTTAATATGCAGTTTAAGTATGACCCAGATGCTAACGGCGACTTAGACGTAGAAGCACTAGGCACAGAGTCTTTGATGCGTAACGAGATTCGCTCACAGAAACTCATGCAGTTTATGCAGGTAGCACAGAATCCTGCTATGGCTCCGTTTGTTAAGTACGACTACGTTCTTCGTGAGATTGCCGCTTCTATGGATTTAGACGAAGATAAAATTCTTAATGATCCTAGAGAAGCAGAGATACAAGCTAAGATGGCGGCAGACTATCAGAAAGTACTAATGGAAAATATGCCAGAGCCTGACCCTGCGGCAGCACCAGAGCAAGCACAAGATCCTAACGCATTACTACAGGCTTTGATGGGAGGAGCAGGAGGCGCACCTCAAGGTGGACCACCCCCACTACAAGACCCTACAGGCGTAGGGGGTACAGTACAGCCCGGAGCCGCACCAGAACCCGGAGCAGCAGGTTTCGCCGCTAATACTGGTGAAGGCGAGATGCTACAGTAGATGGATAAGAATGTAGCTAAGGCAATTCTTCCAGTAATAAACGAAAAAGAAAAGTACAATTTGTTTTTACTGTACATAGAAGATAGAATAGAAGTCCTTCGTGGGTTTCTAGAGCGAGAAAAAGATCCGCAACGAGTCAGAGAAATACAAGGCGCGATTGCAGAGCTTCGTAAGTTTTTTACTCTAAGAGAAGAAGCACAAACTTCTTTGAAAAAGTAACCCGCGCTAATCACAACTGCGGGGTAAGCTATGGCTTTTTTACAGTCTAACATTCCTTATTTTAAGGCTTGGGTAAGAAAAGAGTATACTAAAAACTTACAAGATTATGAAGGTGAGTTTTTGCATTGCATGGTTATAGCAGTAACTACCATGCCAAAAAGAACACTTAGTTTTCAAGTAATATTTACTGGCTGTGAAGCCGACGATAACGACGAGCCAAATGTACATGGCGGTGCAATGTGGGCAAGAATGCCATTAACTGCACTGGTAGCAGATACGCCGTTAGAAGTGTGGCCTGAAGAACTACCGCCTCATCTAGCACAACCTTGGGACTGTATGTCTCATACGCATTCGGTGTATGTACTAGAGAGAGCTACACCAGCACCTTGGTTAGCAAAAATAGACGGCGAGTTTTATCCTGCTAAGTATTACTTTACTGTTGACTACACAGAAAACGAAGTAGCAGACGACCCAGCGCAACACAAGCAGTCACATGTATTAGAACTGCTAGACGCTGGAGAGTACACGGGCAACATAGTTGCTTTACCGAATAATCGAGTTAGGGTGTCGCACCCCGCTTGGTTTGAAATGGGCGAAGGCGCTCCTGACTTTATACCCAATCAACACGTTTATAACTCTAAGGATGACTTTGAATACACCTTAGACAAAGACAGGGTATTTAACAATCTTTATTCAAAAGGTAAAAAGAAATGAAGCATAAAAAGAAGGGTTACGCCAAGGGCGGCATGAAGAAGAAAAAAGGTTACGCTAAAGGTGGCATGAAGAAGAAAAAAGGTTACGCTAAAGGTGGGGCAGCTAAGAAAAAAGCTCCAGCAATGCGTAAGCCAAAAGCCAAAGCTAAAGCACGACGACGCTAATGGCGGCTAAAAAGAAAAAAGCTAAGTCTAAAGTCAACGAGGCCGGCAACTACACCAAGCCTACCATGCGTAAGAACCTCTTTAACAAGATTAAAGCAGGTACTAAAGGCGGTAAAGCAGGTCAGTGGTCGGCTCGTAAGGCTCAGATGTTAGCAAAGCAATACAAAGCAAAGGGCGGTGGATACAAGTAGTATCTAATCTCGTTCATCCTTAACGGACGGAAGTAGGCATTTTGCCGAAGGAACGCATTGAGTAGTTTTCAATTATGTTTTGGAGGTATATTATGACTGTACGTTATTATAGAGGTGTTGCCTGTAAAAAAAGTAACAACGAAAATAAAGAAGCATCTAAAGATAAGAAGTATATTTATCGTGGAGCAAAGTATAGTAAATAGTAAGTAACAACATTTTACGAAAGTATTCACCTCTCTTATAAAAAAATATGGCACTAAAAAAATCACAAAAATCATTAAAGGATTGGACTAGCCAAGAATGGGGAACCAAGTCTGGCAAAAAGTCTGCAGAAACTGGGGAGCGTTACTTGCCTAAATCGGCAATAGCGTCCCTTAGCTCGCAGGAATACGCGGCTACTTCTAAAAAGAAAAGAGAAGATACAAAAAAAGGCAAACAACATTCTAAGCAGCCTAAAAAAATTGCAAAGAAAACTGCTAGTCATAGGTACGAAGGGGGCCTAATGAGAAACGAAAAAGAATTATATCACGGTGGCATGATGTCAGATTGCGGCCCTATGTCTACTACAGAAATTATTGTAGGCTTTGATCCAGAAAGTGGCAACGAAGTTCCTTTAGGCTCTAGTGCCAAAAATGTACGGGACGACCTAGACGCGATCTTGTCTGACGGCGAGTACGTCTTACCTGCTGACGTAGTTAAATGGCACGGCTTAAAGCATATCCAAAATATGCACATTGAAGCTGAGATGGGTCTTATGTCTATGGCTATGGATGACCTTGTTCCTACGGACTACGACATGGACAAAGACGAAGTCAAAGATATGAAAGACAACGGCGGCTTTGTAGTAGATCAAAGAGCCAAACCGTTAGAAGCTGAAAAAGTGACTCAAGAGCCTAACACTAAAAAAGGCAAAAAGATTAAAACACCCGAAGGTGAGATTGAAGTTGCTGCAGTAGAGTCTACAGACAAACCTACTAAAGCTAAAAAAGAAGACAAAAAGTACGCCTCTAAAGTTAAAGGTAATCTAAAAGCATTTAACGAAGGCGGTTTAGCAGGCAAGAAATCTTTTCCTGATCTTAACGACGACGGCGAAATAACCCAAGCGGACATTCTTAAAGGTCGTGGTGTATTTTACGGCGGTGGCTTAATGGACAAAGAAGGCTACGACGAAGGTGGTCTTTTTGATTTAGAAGGCAGAGAAGTGGGTAAGGAAGAAGAAGGGGGCAACATATTTGCTTTAGAAGATAACGCTAGAATGATGCAGGAAGTTGAAGACTCGGATGAGCAAAAAGCTCTAAGGGACTTTGAAGATCGCTATGCAAGAGAAGAAGATATTTCAGAAGAAGAGATGAGAAAGTATATGTCTGCTGAAGAAGAGCCTGCCGCTGAAATTGAAGGTATAAGGGATGACGTAGAAGCAGAAGACGTATCGGCTGCTATTGAAAAAGTAAAGGATATGTCACAAGAAGAACTAGAAGAGCTGCTGGCACAGGAATAAGAATCGACGGCACGGGCTACCCGCGATAGTAACATCATTGTGGCCCCCAATATAGGTAAGACAACATGGCTAAATATCAAGGCGCATACCGCGACGAGTTAGATAAAGAAGACGCACCGGCCCCAGAGCAAGTGCAGGCAGCACCAGAACCAGTAGCTAACACTGTAGAAGAAGAAACTTTTAAGAAACGCTACGCAGACTTACGGCGGCATTCTCAAGCTAAAGCAGACGCTGCAGAAGCTGAAGCAAGAAAGCTACGAGCGCAATTAGACTCTGCTACTAAGAAACAAATTAAGTTTCCTAAAACAGAACAAGAAATTGCTGATTGGGTTAAGAAGTATCCTGACGTAGCAGGCATTATCGACACGATAGCACAACGTAGAGCGTTAGAAGCTACCAGTAAAGTCGAAGAAAAAATGCAAGGTCTTAGAAAGCTAGAGACCAAAATACACAAAGAAAAAGCAGAGACGCACTTAAAAGCTCTGCATCCTGACTTTGATACTATTAGACAGGACCGTCGGTTTCACATTTGGGCAGAAAGACAGCCTAAATGGATACAAGAAGCTCTGTATTCTAACGACACCGATGCCCTTGCGGCAGCTAGAGCTATAGATCTGTATAAGGCAGACTTAGCACAGGCTAGAAAAAACCGCAAGGCACAGCAGCCGGACAAAGCTGCGGCTCAGTCTGTTACTCGATCCTCTGGTACTGCTCCTAGGGCTGCCAGTGGAAACGCAACGTGGAGTGAGTCTAAGGTATCTGCTTTAAGCGGTCAGGAATTTGACCAGTATGAAAAAGAAATCGAAGATGCCATACGCTCTGGTAAATTCGATTATGACGTTTCAGGTGCGGCTAGGTAGTCGCATCTAACAGCAACAGACAGACCGCTTCGGCCTACTTTGTCTATTGTCTTTTAACCAAAAGAACAACGGTGGAAGTTACCTGAATTAGATAGCCCCTCTTTGAGGACACCTTGATACATTCAGCCCTTCATAAGTTGCCTTTTGCGTTTATAACAATGCCCTTAAAAACTTTTATGGAGATATAATCATGGCATTTAATAAAGCAACGGGTCACGGCAATTTACCCAACGGTAACTTCTCGCCCGTCATTTATTCCCAGAAGGTCCAAAAAGCCTTCCGTAAGTCTTCTGTTGTAGAAGACATCACGAACACTGATTATATGGGTGAAATTGCTAACTTTGGCGACTCTGTCAAAATCATCAAAGAACCTGAAATCAGTGTTAACACTTACGCTCGCGGTACTCAGATCCAAACTCAAGATCTAGAAGACAGCGAGTTTTCATTAAACATTGACCAAGCTAACTACTTTAGCTTCAAAATGGACGACATCGAAACTGCTCACTCACACGTTAACTTCATGGATCTAGCAACAGATCGTGCAGGTTACAAATTGCGTGACACTTTTGACGCTGACGTTTTGGCTTATATGGCTGGCTACGTCAAAAATGCTGACGGCACTTACTCTGTTAACTCTACTACTAACGGCACTGTTGCTACTACTGGCGCAGGCACTGACGAGTTGTTGGCAGCTAACAAACTAGACGCTCCTGATTTTGGTGGGTCTACTACTGCAGGTACTAGTGGGCATAGTATTAGTTTGTCTACTACCACTAGTGGTGACACTATTGCTACTCCGTTAGACATTCTTAACCGAATGGCTCGTCTTATGGACGTTAACAATGTAGACACTGCAGACCGTTGGTTTGTAGCCGATCCTGTATTTTACGAATTGTTGATGAGTGAAAACTCTAAATTTGTAAGTGCAGACTTCAACTTGAGCATGGGCGACGGTATCCTCCGTAACGGTCGTGTTGGCGACGGTTTAATCCGTGGCTTCCGAGTTTATAACTCTAACAACTTACCATTCGTAGGTACAGGCCCTGCAACTAGAGCCGCCACTAATAATTCCAATTACGGCATTATTATTGCGGGTCATAACTCTGCTGCAGCAACTGCTCAACAGATCGACAAAACTGAAACTTATCGTGACCCTGACAGCTTTGCTGACATTGTTCGCGGTATGCAACTTTATGGGCGTAAGATTCTTCGATCTGAATCTATTGTTACTGCTCAATACAACTTGCACAACGCATAAGGAGAACTGACTAATGGCTACTTTTGATCAAGCAACAAACATTAATGCAGGCACTCATCCTGTGCAAACTGGGCAAGGCGTTTTTGTTCTAGAAGCAACCATTGATATGGCTACTGTTAGAACACAAAAAGGCGGCGCTCTTGTCGCGGGTGATATTGTAGAATCTGTTGACATTCCTGCTAATACTTTAATTTTAGCGGCGGGTATCGAAGTTATCACTGCGTTTGACTCTTCTACAGACGGCACTACATGGCACTTAGGTGTTACTGGTGCGGACGTAGATAACTTTGCTTCTGCTGTAGATCTTGAAGACTCTGCGGCAGGCACATACTTTGGTGTAACTACAGCAACTCACATTGTGGGCGGCACTGCTGATACTTTGGACTTTGAAATGCAAGCAGTTTCTACTGCTCCTACGACGGGTTCAGTTCGTATCTTTGCGGTATGTATACCAATAGATGCTAAAATAGCGCCCGGAGTACCTGCCCTTGGCTCGTAACTTGGTGTGACTTAGATCGTGGGCTGGTTCGCTGGCCCACTTTCTTTTATTTTAAGAATAGAGTTTATTATGGCTGCTTTAAAGTATATAGACCTTTGTAATAATGTGCTGCGGCGCATAAACGAAGTAGAATTTTCTCTTGAAGAAGTAGACGATACTACAGGAGAAAGCGCTAATTTTAATGCTGCTACCGGCCTACACGCAGCAGTTAAAGATTCTGTAAAACACTCTATTGCTAAAATAAATTCAGCAGAATTTGAGTGGCCGTATAACGCAGCAACAGATACTATTACTTTTGTTGCGGGAACGGAAACTTACATCGCTGCACCCACATTAAAAACAGCAGATTTTAATTCTTTTCAGATAAAAAAAGACGACACGCTAGGCGTTAATTTTAAAATGTTGTCAAAGATAGAATTAGATGAGTACTACAGATTACACAAAGATAACGACGACAATGCGGGATCTTCTGGTAGAGGCGTTCCAGACCATGTGTACATGGCTCACGGTCTAGGCTCTTCTGCTAATCAAGATATATATTTTGGGTTTACTCCTACACCAGACAAAACGTATGAAGTGACGTATAATTACTACGCGGTTCCTTCTACTTTATCTTCGGCTAGTAGTACAACACGAATACCCGAACAGTACGAACACGTTATAGTAGACGGTGCTGTGCATTTTATGTTTATGTTTAAAGAGAACATGGACGCTGCTCAACTGTCGTTAATGAACTTTCAACAAGGCATTAAAGAAATGCAAAGTCAGTTAATTAACACTTACGAAAGAGTTACCGACCGTCGGGTACAATTTGGCGGCGGCAAGATAGGTGTACAAGTAGCAGATAGGGTTTAATTAGAGTGCCAGAGCAAACTCAACAGCAAACTATTATATGCGAGGGTGGTCTAGATAACTCTGAAAATCATCTAGCACTATCTGACGGCAAAGAGGGTACGGCATCTAGGCTCATTAACTTTGAGGTAGGCGAGCATGGTGGTTATCGTAGGATAGAGGGGTACGACGTACTTAACACAGCAGGAGGAGGTAACACTGCTACCCAAAACTCTACTGTTCCCGGAACAGGGGCAGTACTAGGTATATTTGTATACGTTAACAAGTTTACCCAAGGTACTAGCATTATTGCAGCTAGACGGGTAGCTAGTTCTGGGTACTACTCTTTTTATCAGCTAGTTGACGGAGGCTCTTGGGTACTAATATCGGACAGTGCTACGGTAAACGGAGAAGCTAGTGCAAAATACAGACCCAGTGTCATGTCTTTTGGGTCTTCCGCTAGAGTAAACAACGGCTCTCCGTCTAGTAGCCGCACAGTTACTGTGGATAATGTTGTAGGTGCTATCACCACAAGCATGACGATGAGTGCAATAGATACCTCTAACAATCACGTTTTTGAAGCAGTGACTACTGAGTATGATTCCAGCGTCTCTAATGACATTGTTATAGCAACAGCAAAGACGTTAGCGGACGATTTAAGACTAGAATTTAGCACAGGTGTAGGCGTAGATAGACTGCACATTACTAAATTTAACACGTTAGAAGGCAACAAAGTTTGCATCACAGATGGTAGAAATCCTGCTGTACTGTACTCTAACGACGGCACGGGGCATACATTTGAGCAGATTGTAAGTACGGGAAACGCTAATTCTACTAACACCAGCAACGAGCCGCCTTTAGCTGCTAGTTACGACCCTACTAACGCCCACGACGGCTTTGGCGGCGCTTTCGCAATAGACGCACCAAACTGCTCTGCTTACTTTAACAAGCACTTGTTTATAGGTGGCGACCAGACTACTACGGCAACAACAGGCACTGTAGCGCATGGGCAGTCAGATTCTCCTACTACTAACCCAAGAGACT